GATACGATATTTAAACTATCTGACGACAAAGACATCCTTAATATTGAAGTGTTGAATAGATTGATAACAAAGCATAAATCATTAATAACAAACAGATATAAAAAGCTATATGATGCCTATATTGGAGATTATCCAATCTTGCATCAAGCCGATAAAGAAGCTTATAAACCCGATAACCGTGTTGTGGTCAACTTTGCGAAATACATTGTTGATACATTCAACGGTTTTTTTATTGGTGTTCCAATCAAGGTATCTTCTAAGAAAAAGGAAATTGACGATTACATCAACATGCTAGATAAATACAACGATCAAGACGATAACAATGCAGAACTATCTAAGATTTGTAGTGTTTTTGGCAAAGGATATGAATTGTATTTCAATGACGATTATGGAAATCTAGGAATCACTTATTTAGATCCAAGAGAAGGTTTCATGGTTTATGATGAATCAACAGTTCAGAAGCCTAGATATTTTGTAACATATCACATTGTTGATGAAGTAATGCGTGGATATATCTATGACAAAACATATAAGTATGAGTTCAACGATAAAGGTGGCCTTCATGTATTTGATGGCGTAGAGCATGGATTCAACGATATTCCGGCCACTGAATTTATTGAGAATGAAGAACGTATGTCTATTTTTGAATCAACATACAGTTTGATCAATGCTTATAACAAGGCAATGTCAGAAAAAGCAAATGATGTTGATTATTTTGCAGATGCCTATTTAAAAATCCTAGGTCCTAAATTAGAAGAGTCAGATTTGGTACACATCCGTGATAATCGAACAATTAACTTTGAATCAATGGACGGAAGTGGTGATGGAATCGTGGTTGATTTCATGTCAAAGCCTAATGCAGATGCAACTCAGGAGAATCTAATCAACAGATTGGAACGTTTAATCTTCCAAAACTCAATGGTGGCCAATATCAACGATGAGAACTTTGGAACGACTTCAGGAATTGCATTGAGATATAAACTTCTTTCTATGTCGAACCTGGCAAAAGCAAAAGAGCGTAAGTTCACGTCTGGAATGAATCGTAGATATCGAGTCTTATTTAGTAATGCGATCACGCATCGTTCTGAGAATGACTGGCTTGAGGTTGAATACAAGTTTACACAAAATTATCCTGCAAACTTATTAGAAGAAGCACAGACTGCTGCACAATTATCAGGAATCGTGTCTCACGAAACTCAATTGTCATTTATCTCGGCAGTTGAAGATACGAATGCCGAAATGGAACGTATCAAAAAGGAAGATGAGAATGATATGGTAGAAACTGAAAACAGAATCTTCCAAAATAATGAGGATTCACAAAACGATGAGCAGTAAAACATATTGGCGAGATCGTGAGCTTGAATGGAAAAAGAAACGCTTAAAAGATGAGCAGGAATATGCGGATGAGATACAAGAAATATATGCAAATATGATGGATTCGGTTGAAAAGGAAATCGAATCCTTTTTTACTCGCTATGCAAATAAAGAAAGCATCACTATGGCAGAAGCTAAAAAAAGAGTTTCAAACATAGAAATCGAGGCATATCAAAGAAAAGCTAAGAAGTATGTAAAGGAAAAGAACTTTTCGGATGAAGCCAATGAACAGATGAGACTTTATAACCTTGCAATGAAAGTCAATCGATTGGAGCTTTTAAAAGCAAACATTGGATTAGAGCTTGTGGCAGGTCATGACGAATTGAAGTCGTATACTGGTGATAAACTAGAAGGAGCCTATTTAGAAGAAATCAAGCGTAATGCTTCTATCTTAGGCGATACAGTGATTGAAAATGCGAAGACGGCCAAAGCAGTAGCAGATTCATCTTTTAAGAATGCAACCTTTTCAGAACGAATTTGGGTCAATCAAGACCAACTAAAAAACAGTTTATCCAGTGTTCTATCCAATGCATTGATTCAAGGCAAGAATCCTAGAGAATTTATTCCGCTCATTCGTAAAAAGTTCGATGTATCAAGATGCAATGCAGAAAGATTGTTGCGAACAGAAATTGCACGAGTTCAAACACAAGCACAGATTGAATCTTACGAAGCAAACGGAATAGATGAGTATGAATATATTGCGTGTGGCTTAAAAGATGTGTGTCCTTTGTGTAAAGAAATGGATGGCAAAACATTCAAACTTAAAGACATGGAAATAGGGATAAACGCTCCGCCTTTACATCCGAATTGTCATTGTGCAACAGCACCTTATTCAGATAGAAAAGTATACGAGCAATGGCTAGATGGATTAGCAAATGAAGAACACAGTTTAAGGTTTGATGAGTGGAAAGAAAGACAATCAGAGAAAAGTAAAGGCTTTTTGATGTCAAAGGTTAAAGAAAAAATAGAAAAAACATCCAATGATAAGCGTTATGCCAATTTATCCACAGAATGGAAGAATGATTTTAATATTGAGATAGACGAGTCTGTAAAAGAACTAAATTACTCAAGTGCTTCAAGAGCGCTTAAAAGCTTAAGAAACATGCTAAATCAATATCCGGAAATCAATAAATATGTAAAGCGAATATCAACTTCTGAGCATGGAGCAATGGTGTTTAGACCAAACGAAAACGACATTAGCTTAAATCCTAAGTTTTTTAAAGATCCAGATGCCTATAGAAACCTTATAAAAGAGCAGGTTGAAAGGGGATATTGGATAAAAGGTACAACAATTGAGAGTGATATGGTACATGAATCCGCTCATGTTTTAGAATTTGTATTCTTGAATAGGAATGTAAACTACAAAAACACATTACAAAAAGAAAACGCCTGGAATAACTGTAATGAAGCTGAAAAAATAGTTCTAGAAGCCTTTAATAATCTTAGAGCAAAGGGTATAATTAAAGGGAAAAGACTAAATGATTTAATTAAGGATATTTCAGGATATGCTTCTATCAATAACTCAGAAGCTTTAGCAGAAGCCTTTAGCGATTGCTTTATAAATGGTAATAACGCTCATGAAATATCAAAAGAAATAAAACGTCTAGTAGAAACTAAATTGAGGGGGCGAATGTAATCATGCAGTTGATGCCAAGTTGGTATCCTTATATAGATTGGGATAAGTCGGATTTAAAAGTAAAGGTGTTAAAACCGGATACTCCACAAGAAATTAAGAAAGCCTTTGAGAAACATCAAGAAGAATTGAAAAAACCGGGCAAGGGTTATGTAATTAAGTAACTGTTTTTGGAGGAAGTCATGGCAAGAGATGATTATTTTGTAATTGTATATCAGGTACTTAAGTACTTATATGATTGCTTGAAAAAAGGCGAAAAACCCGATAGAAGATTTTTAACAAATGATGAATATTCTATACCGGAAAATTATTGGCAATATATAATTATTGGATTATTAAAAGACGGTTATGTTGTTGGAATTAATCCAGAAAATACAAAAGATGGTATTCACTGGGGAGACTTAACCAATATTTTAATTACGCCAAAGGGTATTGAATACCTATTTGAAAATTCTATGCTTCAAAAAGTTAAGAATACTCTGAAAGATGTTAAGGACATTATTCCAGGATTCTAAAAATCAGGTCACTTAAACAAGTGGCCTTTTATTATACCGAAAAGGAACAGGTGATACTATGTGATAAAAATTAAGATTAAACAGACAGAAAGTGATTGCCTGATTGAAGTACATGGCCATGCTCGTTACGCTCCGATAGGAAAGGATATCGTCTGCAGCGCTATCTCAGTACTATTTTTGACATTGGCCAATTCAATCGACGAAACATCGGATGCACTTTGCAGATATTACGAACCCGATAAAGATAGCAAGACGTTGTATATCTCAGGTTTGGACCTTGCTGGAGAACTAGCAATTAATTTCTTCAGAGTTGGATGCAAAGGCACAGAAGAAGCATATCCTGAATGTGTGGAACTGAGAGATGTGTAATCATAAATATTTGGAGCGTGTCGAAAAGGTTTATTTTGATCAATGGCTAGAATGCATCGTTGAAGTACGTAATCAACGGTGCATTTTTTGTGGAAAAGCCAAGACTTATAAAGCCTACATATCCACAGTTCCAAACAAGACCAAGCATTCACGTCGTTAAACTGTATGGGTTATAGGCCAAGCATTTATGCCTTAAAAAGATATGGGAAATTGACAAGCAAAGTCAGAAAAATAGGAGGAAATATAAATATGAAAAAATTCAATGACAGACTACCTTTTTGCTTACAACTTTTTGCAGATGAAACTTCAGGTGAAAATGAGAGTACAGGAACAGAAAACACTCAATCAAATCAGACTCAATCAACTGAAGGGCAAGACAACCAAAAAAAAGACAAATCATCTGAAAAGAAGTATTCAGATAAAGATTTGGATGCGATTCTTGATAAAAGGTTTGCACGTTGGAAAGCTGATCAAGAAAAAGAAAAAGCAGAAGCTAAGCGCTTAGCAGATATGAATGCACAAGAACGAGCAGAAGCAGAACGTGACAAAGTGCAAAAAGAGCTAGATGAATTGAAAGCAAAAAACGCAATCGCAGAAATGACAAATGAAGCACGTAAAATGTGCACAGAGCACAATATTAACGTTGGTGATGACCTTTTATCTGTTCTAGTTAATCAAGAAGCAGATAAAACAAAGAAAGCGGTTGATACATTTGTTAAGATGTTTGAACAAGAAGTAGAAAAAGCAGTTAAAGAAAAACTGAAAGGCAACGGTCCTAAACGTGGTGGTTCAAACAAAGGGGTAACTCGTGAATCAATCTTGAATATCACCGATCCAATGGAAAGACAACGCATGATTGCGGAAAATATGGATTTATTCCAGTAATAGAAAAAGGAGAACTAACATATGAAAAAAATTTATAAAGGTATGAACTTGCAAATGTTCGCAGCACCTGAAGGATTAACAGGAACAGGCAACATCCAAGTTAGAGCACACGAAATTGATTTTGTTACTAGTTTTGGAAAGAATATCCAGGCTTTATTGGATGTATTAGGAATCATTCGTCCAATCTGTAAAGCAAATGGTTCTGTTTTAAAAACAAAGAAAGTAACAGGAACATTAAAAGATGGACATGTAGCAGAAGGTGAATCAATTCCATTAAGCGAATATAAAGTTGAAGAAGACGTTTTTGACACAATCAAAATTGAAAAATTCCGTAAAGCGGTACCTATTGAAGCAATTGCAGAAAAAGGATATGAAGCTGCGGTTGCCGATACTGACGAACAGTTCCGTATCGATTTGCAAGATAACGTCACTGATAGATTATATACTCAATTAAACTCAGGTAGCTTAGTAGGACATGAAGCAACTTGGCAATTAGCTATCGCAATGGCAATCGGTAATGTTAAACTTAAATTCCAACAGATGAAGCGAAATGTTACAGGCATTGCCGTATTCGTAAACACATTGGATGCGTATCGCTATTTAGGAGAAGCAAGTGTATCTATGCAGACTGCATTTGGTTTAACATATATTAAAAATTTCTTAGGAGCAGATATCGTGTTCTTAACAGACCGAGTTGCAGAAAAAACAGTTGTTGCTACTCCGATGAACAACATTATTGCATATTATGTTAATCCAAGTGATTCTGAATTTGTAAAAGCAGGACTTTCATATACTACTGACAGTACTACTGGCTTCTTAGGATTCCATGTAGAAGGAAACTATGATCGTGCTATTTCTGATATGTTCGCTATCATGGGATTACGTTTAATGTGTGAATACCAAGATGCAATTGCACACTTTGCAGTAGGTGGTGCCGATACTCAAACATTACGCGATTTAACATTGACTGCTTCTAAAGGTGAAGAAACAGGAACTACAAAAGTAGCGGTTGCAGAACAGTTACAATCTATGAACAACAAATTCAAATATAAGGTAGGAGCTTCTGAAGACACTGTTGCTTATGGCGCAGATGTAAAATCATGGAAGAACTTCGAAGAAGGAGCAGATATCAAAGCAGCAGAATCTAATCATTGCACTGTTGTAGAATGTGACAAAAACTACAAAGTAGTATCAAAAGGTGATGTAGTTGTTGATTTAAAGGCATAGGTGATTGAAAATGTCGACAACAACCGTATTAAATGATGTAAAACTGCTTCTTGGTTTGCAAACTGATGATGAAAAGCTAGAGACCATTGTAAGACTTACGGAGGGTCGACTTAAAGCACTTCTAAGCGTCAAAATCATACCGGATGAGCTCGAATATATCATTACAGAAGTGTCCATCAAACGCTTTAATAGGATTGGTTCTGAAGGCGTTCAAACGCATTCGGTTGAAGGGGAGTCAATGTCGTTTAACGACGACGACTTCTCTTCTTTCTCTTCTGAGATTCAGGCATGGAGAGATGAGCAAGCCAGTCAGAATAAAGGGAGGGTACGATTCTTATGAGATATGACACTCCTATCTTTTTTCAACATCTTGTGCGCGGTGATTACAATGCCGAGACTGGTAATTATGACGATGATGTAGTTCCAGAAGATAAGGTATATGCATCTGTAATGGATACAAAGACAGAGACGATCATGCAAATCTACGGAAAACTTAGACAAGGGTCTCTAACAGTCCATATCCAGAATTCATATAACTATTCTTTTGATTTCATTCGTATTGGATCTAAGAGATACAAAGTCGATTACAGAAGGAAGTTAAGAGTAAAAGAAACCTTCATTCTTTCCGAGGTTCAGTAGTGGCCACAGTAAAGATTAAAGGCTTAAAACGTCTTCAAAAAAGCCTTAAAGACAATGCGACTCTTTCAGATGTTAAGACTGTGGTAAAACAGAATGGTATTGAAATGCAGGCTAAAATGGTACGTAATGCCGTGTTTGACAGAGGCTACTCTACAGGTGCTACTAAGCGAAGTATCAGAGGCCAGTCAATCAATGGTGGCTTTGCCTACAAGGCAGGACCTGGAACACATTACAGTCCATATGTCGAGTACGGTACGCGTTTTATGAGTGCTCAGCCTTTTGTCAGACCTGCCTATAACGACCAGAAAGTTATTTTCGAGAGAGATCTCAAGAAACTAGTAAAGTAGGTGAATATATATGGATGCGCAACAGGAACTGTTCAGTACTTTACTGGTACAGTTAAAAGAACAATTTAAAGATAAAGGAGTAGGTGTATACGATGGCTTTTTGCCGCCAGAAGGAACAGCCTACCCTTTTGTTTATCTAGCAGATAGTCAGTTTGTTGATTCTTACGACAACAAAACCATGATTCGAGGTCGAGTGTATCAGACCATTGATTTATGGCATAACAATTGTCGAGAACGTGGAACTGTTTCCGATCTGTTAAAACAGATCAAGGAACTATCACGTAGAATTCAAAAAACGAAAAAATACTGCTGGAGAATCAGACATATAGAACAGCGTATATTGTCTGACAATACAACCAGAGAACCATTATTGCATGGTGTGCTGGAGCTGGAATATGAAATAACAGGAGGAATAGAAAATGCTTAAATATGATTTACAAATTTTTGCAGATGCTGCGCTAGAAGCAGTACAAGGTAGCGATATTGTATATATGTATCGATTATTAGAAAAAGCATCTAGTCAAGCTGCAAAAGGCTTGGCCTTTACAACAGAAAACGAAGAGTCAATGTCCGCAGATTCAGATACTACAGAAACTAAGGATGGCTTGGTAGCTAAAGCTGGAAGTGTATCTATCGAAATTACTGCGTCTTCAATTCTATCAAAGGGAGACACTTTAATTGCTGATTTAACAAGTGCCTTGAAAAATCGTAAAAAAGTGGAACTTTGGAAAATCAACATGAAAGAGCCAGAGACTTCAGGTGCTGGAAATAGGTATAAAGCAACTTATTATCATGCCTATTTGACTGAAAAGACTGAAACTTCTGCCTCAGATGATTTAGCACAATTGGAATTGACATTCCAGGTAGAAGGAAAAGGTGCGGATGGATATGCAACAGTTACTGCCGAACAGAAAGCTTTAATTGAGTATGCATTCCAGGATACAACTAAAGCAGCTGCAAAATAGTTAACACAAATACAGAGGACGTACTGATATAGCACGTCCTTTTTACTTATTAAAGAAAAGGAGACTTAAAAATGAAACCATTACAACTTGAAATTAACGAAACCTTATATGACTTTACCGCGGACTTTACTTTTTTACGTGAAATCAACAGGGGCGTAAAAGTCAGTGTTGATGAGAACGTGAAAAAAGATGTCGGATTATCCTATCAGGTATCCTTTATGCTTGCCGGTGATATGGAAGCTCTTGTAACTGTATTAATGGCTATGAATGCCGGACAAAAGCCAAGAGTAAAGAAAGAGGACCTAGAAAAATATATCGTTGATGCAGAAGATATTGAAGGTCTAGTAGATAGCGTGCTTGATTTTTTATCTACTGCGAATGTATCTCATACAATCGTAAGCAAAATGCTATTGGAGGTAGGATACATTCCAATGAAGAACAGAGCGCCTCAGGAAGCATAGAAAAGTTTGATTTCAATGAACAGTATGAACAGATAGCTATTAACTGCTTTCGTTACTTTAACTTTAAAGACCTAAGTGAAGTTGATGCACTTACACCTAAGGAATATCGATTGAAGATTAAAGCACTGGAATATGCAGAAGTAGATCAGCTTTATCATTTACACCTTCAAGCCTATTTAAATATGTCTGCACAGGCCGAGAAAAAGTCAGGCCGTAAGATCAAAAAAGTATTTGATACCTTTCAGAAGTTTTTTGATTATGATGCGGCTCTTGAAGGGCTATGCAGTGAAAAGAGCACAAAGAAAAAGTCCATACTGGAGCGCGTAAGCGAATTTATGAAAAAAAAGGAAAAGGAGAACTAGATGAACATAAGGAGGTACACATATGGCAGAAAGCTATAGTGTTGAAGCCATACTATCGGCTACCGATAAAAACATGTCGTCCACGTTCAAAAAGGCTCTGGGAGTGTGCAATTCCTTTGGATCTCAAGTCAAGTCTATTGTAGCTGGTGTAGGTGTAACAAAGGCTTTAGGTGCCGCTATGAACACAGTAACCACTTCATTAGATGGAGCCATCACTAGATTTGATACATTACACAGTTATCCAAAAGTAATGAACTCTTTAGGCTTTTCAACAGATGCAGCCAAAGCTTCTGTATCAAAATTAAATGCCTCTGTGCAGGGATTGCCTACTTCCTTATCCGATATTGTTAAAAGCGCACAGTCTTTGACCTCTGTAACCGGAAATATGGACAAGGCTACAGATACGGCTATCGCATTGAACCATGCCTTGCTGGCATCCAGTGCTTCCACGGAAGACGTCAGTAGAGCGCAACAGCAGTATTCTCAAATGCTAGCTACTGGAAAGCCGGATATGCAGTCCTGGAGAACTCTTCAGGAAACCATGGCACCAGCATTGTCTAAAACAGCTAAAAAGCTAGGGATTGTTTCAGGTAACACAAATGAGCTGTATGCGGCTATGAAAAGCGGCCAGATTACATTTGATCAGTTCAATGCAGCCTTGATTGAGTGTGATACAGAAGCAGGTGGTTTTGCAGAAACCGCATTAAGCGCATCTAAAACGATTCGCACAGGCTTTACTAATATAAAGTCTGCCGTAGAGAACACTGAAATGCGTATCATCAGTGCTTTTAATAACATTCTAGACAGTCAGGGATTTGGAAGCTTTGTAGATATCCTGGATAAGGTTAAATCATCTATATACAGTCTTTCGGGTGCCTTTATGGAAACTAAGGACGGTATCGACTATACATTCAAGCCAGATATCCTGCAGGACTTTATGAGTGCAATCAACACTATGAAGACAAAAGTAAGAAGTGCAATGAATGCGTTTAAGGATACAGGTGCAATACAGGAAGCTCAGAAGGCCTTGAATAAATTTGGACAGGCTTTTAATAAAATAGGGGATGTCTTAGCAAACTCTATGCTTATTGAAACTATTGCGAATATCTTGGGTCAGATTGTAGGCACTGCCTCTTATTTTGCCGGAGAAATCGCAAGTCAGTTTTCAAGTCTGATCGATATCAATGGAATTACCAATACTTGTAATCAGGTAAAACAGGTTTTCTCAGATATGGCAGGAGCCTTGAAAGGTGCCTGGGAGAAATTCAGAGATACCGGAGCAATACAGGCTTGTGCGTCTGCCTTAAGTGCAGTAAAGGATGCAGTACTTCATGTAGTGGATGCCTGCGCTCAAAGCGGTGTGATTGAAAACCTTGCCGATGCTTTCGGCAAAGTTGTAAAGAAAGTGGCAGAAGCTATTGAAAAAATAGCCGAATTTGTTAGCTCTTTAGATCCAGGAACTATTCAAACTGCCTTTAAGGCCGTTACTGGATTATTCCTAGCTTTTAAAGGGTACAAGGCAATACAAAGTGGAGTATCTCATTTAAAGAGCTTTGGAAGTGCTGCTAAAAATGCTGGTGCTAATGCTAAAGATGCTGTTAGCAATGTAAAGAATCTTATAAGTGCTATCAAGGAATCTGCAAGCACAAAGAGCCTGGATCCATTGAAGAATCTGTTCAAAAAGAAAAAGGACGAGAATTCAGAGACACCAGGAAGCGGTGTTCCAAATACAGGTGGAATTGACAAGATCAAGGCCAAGTATGAAGGCATCGCTAAAGTGGTTGAATCTGTTGGCAATACGATCAAGACAAGTATTGAAGGTATTGGAACGGCTATTTCAGGCATTCTTGACAGTATCACTCAAGGAATTTCCTTAGTAATTGAAACTCTAGGAACCGCTATCTCAGGTATCGTGACATCCTTAGGCAGCGCTATCTCAACGGCAGCACAAGGTATTGGTACCGGTATTGCGACTATCTTCAGAGGACTTGGTGAGGCCTTGGCCATGATTCCACCAACAACATGGTTAGGTATTGCTGCGGCCGCTCTTGCAGTTGGTGCTGCGTTCGCTTTAGCAGGTTCACAGGGTGAAGGATTGCAGATGATTCTGAACGGTGTAGCTACTGTTGTGACTGCGTTAGGACCAGTGATTCAGACAGTCTTTGAAGGTATCTGTAGCACAATAGAGTCATTTGGAAGCATTATTGCAACGGTATTCAATGGAATATCAGGAGTTATTACTGCATTTGGAGAAGCAGTCTCAGGAGTACTACAGTCTGTATCGGGTGTTATTGATTCTATTGGTACGGCTGCTTTGAATGCGGGTAAAGGGTTCAAGGAATTAGCTAAAGGAATTCAGATTATTACAGGATTAAATCTATTGGATATGGGGGCTAGCTTAGCGGCAGGTATCGGAGCTATATCTGCAGCTTCTGTAGGTATAGGTAGTGCGGGTACTCAGATGATGGCCCTTGTAACTGCTATCAGTATGGTAGGTACTACATTTGCTAGTACGTCGGCTACAGTGACAGCCTCATTGAATAGTATTATCAGTGCAATGTCTGCAGCTGAAGCTAGGGCTTCGACTTCAGGAACTGCAATGGGTACTAAGTTTACATCAGGACTTAAAGGAGGCTTATCAAAAGGCGTGTCTGTTGCAAGATCGTCATGCAATAACATTATCAGTGCATTCAATGCGTGTCAGTCAAGAGCACAATATTGTGGTCAGATGATTGGCCAAGGACTTGCAAATGGTTTAAGAGCAAGCGAAGGTTCAGTCAGAGCGGCGGCCGCTAGTTTGGCAGCTGCAGCAGATGCGGCAATTCAGGCCAAAGCTAAGATTGGATCACCTTCTAAAGTTCAGTATAAGAATGGTATATGGTGGGCCCAAGGTTTAGTCAATGGTATGAAGGCTATGAAGGCAAAAGTCAAAGAAGTTGCTTCAGACATCTTGTATATGCCAAACATGCTGCAACCTAACTTATCTTATTCAGGAATGACGACATCTTTGAATAGTGACTATACGTACTCAATGAGCGGTGAATACATCATTGAGGTGCCTTTAGAAATAGATGGTCGTGAAATGGCGAGAGCAACTGCTAAGTATGACCAGGCAGAACTTGCTAGATCACAGAAATTTAATAAAACATTGAGAGGTGTTAAATAATGCTCTATAACTTTGTGGACACAATAGACACAAAACCTCAGGCCGGTGTAGATTTGCCGGCCGAGGCAATGTGCTATGATGGTGTTTTTATTGAAAACGAAATAAAAGGCTATCGAACACTCTCAGTGAGTGGTAGAGAGCTGTTAGGATCTGAAGTTCTTGAGACTGAAGTTGATGGAATGGATGGAACTATATATAACTCTAAAAGACTTAAGCCTAGAACTATAACAGTAAAGTACCTGCTACAAGCAGATAGCAATTATGACTACAGACAGGCTTATAACAAGCTGAACTCTTTACTCAATAAAGAACAGGTTCAGATAATTTTCAATGACGAATTAGACAAGTACTTTATAGGTACCAAACTATCAAACACAGAAGTTGACGCTGGCTCTAATTGTGTCATTGGAGAAATTGAAATTTATTGTTCAGATCCAAGAAAATACAGTACAGCGCTGAAGGAGTTTACAACGTCCTCAGGCTCAGTGACTGTAAAGAATGAAGGAACTTTACCTGCAATTGTTGACTATCAGATTAACTGTACTGCAGAAACAGGGTACGTTGGAATAGTATCAACTGAAGGTGTCATGCAATACGGTAAAATCGAAGAATTGGATGGGGAAACCTATAAACAAAGTGAAAGGTTAGTTTCAATTAATGACTTTTATAAATGCCAAGATGATGTTAATGGTACTGATGTTATGCATCCTCAGTATGGTGCAAATGGAACACTAGCAGAGCATACTTGGTTTAATCAGAAATTTATTGGGCTTGGAACGACAGGAACAAAAAAAGGCTCAGCTAATGGAGGCCTAAGAACTCTTGTGTTGCCAGCAGACTCAAACGGAGACTCTAGTGGATCTAAAAATTTCTACTGTTATTTTCACTTATTATTTTATGCAGGACTAATGGGCCAAACGGGAGAGATGTGTATCAACTTCTTAACAGCAGACAACAAACTTATCTGTGGCTGCAACTGGTATAAGACGGATGCGATTGGTAACACGGGTCACTACGAAATATTGGCTAACGGTAAAGTGCTGAAGAACTGGAGCTATACGACATCTCACTTGCACACTCAAAATCCATGGTACTGGAACTGGGGTCATTGCGATGTTCTAAAAGAGGGCGGAAATATTCGCTTTTTTTATTGGGGAGGCTACTACAGGTTCTATATTCCAGAAATCGAAAGCATGAAGTGCACTAAAATTCAGATTGCCTTCAAGCAATGGGGTGATCGTGGTGGAAACAAACTTATGAGTATGATGGGCTTTGATGTTATTGATTTTCAAAAAATGAATGTGTCAAAATGGAAAGATGTTCCTAACAGATATCCAGCAGGCACAGTAATCAATATCGATGGAGAAACATCGCATGTATATGTAAACGGAATGGATAGGCCGGGCGATGAAATTGTAGGAACTCAGTATTTTAAAGTTCCTCCAGGAAAAACAGATATCAAATTTCATGTTTCTGATTTTTGTAGGAAACAGCCTGATGTAACTGTTCGTATTCGGGAGGCCTGGCTATGACAGTATTACAAAAAGTCAGAATTGCAGTATTGGATCCCTATGGTACAGTTCTTGCACATTTGGATAATGATGTTGATAAGGCGATGCCATACTGGAGTGATACGTTACATACATATTTAAGTGGATCTGCATATACTTTTGGTTTTAAAACGCTCACAGCTCATGAAGATGCTAAATATCTTGTTGAAGGAAATAAGTTGTCTTTCAAGTACAAGGATAAAGGTTATCACTTGACGATTATGAATGTTGAAAAATCAAGAAAGACAGTAATAGTCGAAGCTTATGGGCTAAGTTTAGAACTAACAAACGAACAGATTGATGCTTATAAGTCGCCAAGGGCCATGAGCTTCGTTGAGTATATTAAGGCCTGGGGCTTTGAGCGCTCCTTTACAGTTCGAATCAATGAGGTATCTAACAAGTCAATTCGTCATGATTGGGATGGTACGGCCACTGTTTTGAGCCGCCTTTATTCATTGGCCAATGTTTTTGATGCAGAGCTGGAGTTCATTACAGAATTGAACGATGACTATTCATTAAAAGGCGTAACTCTGAACGTTTATCGTAAACATTCCGGTTCGAATCAAGGTCTTGGAACAAATCGTACAGGAACTATTTTAAGATATCCTAATGACATCCATTCAATTGTAAAAACCAGTGATATTACTGAACTTTATACAGGTATTCGGCCAACTGGCACAGATGGATTGCAGTTAACATCATTAAATGGAAAAAAAGAATATGATGCAAATGGTAATGTTGAGTACATGGTCAGTGGTAATAATCTTCTAGCACCTCAAGCTAGAGACCGGTTTCCATCGACTCTTTTAACGGATCACAGTAATGATATGTATGCCGTAGAGATATGGTCCTACGAAACAAAGAATGTGAATACTTTATATGGCCAGGCGCTAGCTGAGTTAAAGAAGCATGTCAATCCTATTGTCACATATGATGTAGATGCCTACATTGATGCAAATATAGGAGATACATTTACGATTGAGGATACTGAATATGCGCCGACTATGTATCTGCAGGCTCGAATCGTAGAGCAGGAGATCAGTTTTACCGATAGAGACAGATGCAAGACAACTTTTGATAATTTCACAGAAGTGGCTTCAGGAATTTCAAATGAATTGATTGATGAAATGAATCGATTGATTGAACAGAATAAAACATATCAGTTAGTTGTCAGTAGTTCAAACGGCACAGTTTTAAATGAAGATACAGAACGTACAGTTCTTGTAGCTCTTGTAAAAGACAACGGCAAAGATGTTACAGATCAATTCAAAATAAACTGGTATATAGATGGAGAACTTGTGTCAACGGCTAACTCAATCAACGTTGAGAAATCAAGCTTAAATCCAAGTTTGACATACCATGTTGAAGCGGTTAACGATAAAGGCGTTGTGAAAGCTAGCTATGAGCTAACAGTAACCAAAGTACAGAATGGTACTAGCGTCTATATTAAGAAAACGATTGTTACGTATGCAGTCACAGATACGGCACAAGATAAGCCGGTAACTGGATGGAAGACTGAATTTCCTGTTGTACCTTTGGGAAAGTATCTATGGGTCTGTACACAGGTTTTCTACAGTGATGGATCCAGCACAGAAACATATTCAGTTTCACACAATGGCACCAACGGAACGAACGGTAAGGACGGAAAAGATGGGGTTGCAGGAGAAGCTGCTTTAAGTTTTAAACTGTTATCTTCGCAAGGTCAGATTTTCAAGAACAAGTCTATAAAAACAATTTTGACTCTTGAAGTCAGAAGAGGATCTAAAAAACTGACAAGTTCTGAAGTAAAGAATCTGGGAGCTATTCAGTGGTTTAAAAATGACACTCGGCAGACTGGATCAGATCTAACTTTAAGTGTTTCAGAATCAGATTCAGTATTGAATACAAACTACTCAGTACAGGTTATTAATGCTAAAAATGAAATACTAGGCAGTGATACGATATCTTTAGCTTCCGTTACGGATATCCAAGGAATCTATCGCTTTTATCATTTAGGCCCGGATAGACCAGAAGTACCAACTTCATATCCTCCATCAGATACTGTATGGAGTCGTACTGAGCCCGAGTACACTTTAGGAAATACGGACAACCTTTACTATGTAGACTGTACACTTTTTGTCAATCTGTCATTTAGCTACGGACTTGTACAGCTATCCAGTGACTATGAGGCTTCTAAAAAGGTGTATGCAGATGCACTTGCACGTATTAATAACGCAGTAAAGATTACAGACTCACAGATCGGCAAAGAAAAAGATGCTCTTCGAACTGAGATATCGGAAAAATACTATGATAAAGAAAACCTGGACTCTCAGTTTGGTGAAATCTCAACTAAGTTAGAACAGGCAAAAAATTCGTTCAACTTTGAGTTTACCAATTTTAAAGCGGATATTGATTCTTCGATAAAACAGAATAATGTGTCCTTTAATGAGATTCATAAATATATTCGATTTATCGATGGAAATATTTACATTGGAGTCGAAGGTAACCCAATACAACTGATTGAAAAGAATGACAGAATTTCGTTTGTACAGGCAGGTTCTGAAGTAGCTTACTTTTCAAACAACAAGATGTATGTAAACGATGGACAGTTTAACAATACTTTAAGAATCGGTAACTTTGAATTCAGTCCAAGGCCTAATGGTTCTCTAGATTTTAAGAAATGGAGTGGTAACTAATGTCAAGCACTACAAAGGAAATAAACATACCTGTATGGTATACATATGGCCCTGGCTGGACAATGTCAAGCCAGGGATGGTGCAAGATTACTGTAACCCGTAACTACGGAGACACGTACGCTACTGTTACTCCATACTGGGGTTATTGTTCACCTGGTGGAGCTTATGCATCCGTCGACTGTTACATAACAGCAGGAAGTGTTTCTCAGAAATCTGCTACCTTTGGTGCTAGCACACACAGCGTTGGAACTTGGTATTATGCATCAGGAAATTCATTCAGAGTTCCTGTTGATGACGGTGCCGGCAATTTGAGCGTACGTATACAAATGCATTTCAACGACGGTACTTCAGGCCAGGACTCTTCAACACAATCTGCAAGTTTTGAGTATGGAACACGTGGAGAAACTACACCATCTCTTTCTAAGTCTAGAGTAAATATAGGTGAAAATGTAACAATCACAATGGATCCTTACAGTTCAAGCTTTTCTCACAAGTTATATTACAGCTTAAATAATAAGGATTTGATACATATAGGAGACTTTTCAAAGGGTAAAGCCACGAAAACCTGGACCTTACCTGCTAGCCTTGCAGAAGCCACTACTACCAGCACAGAAGAGATTATATATTTTGTCTGCAAAACATATAACGGCAGTACTCAAGTCGGTGGCGACAAGAGCGTTAAACTGACGGCCGTTGTTCCAGATGACTATGTTCCAAGCATATCAAATGTAACAATATCGGAGCTTACTGCAGGACTTGCCGATAAATTCGGTTGCTTTGTCCAGAATAAGTCTGGCTTGAAAGTTAAAACTGAATGTTCAGGAGTGGCAGGGTCTTCTATTAGTTCATGCTCTGTTGCAGTTGATGGAATCAATTATTTGGGAACAACTATCAGTACCGGAATAATTAACAGTTCTGGAGAAATGAAGATAAACATTGTTATACGAGATTCTAGAGGACGTAGCGCTTCAACAAGTAAAACAATTCAGGTATATGCATACTCCAGTCCAGACTTGAATGGGTGTAAGGCAAACCGAGTAAGTTCATCTCAAGAATTGAATGATGACGGAGAGAATGTTTTGTTTCAATATGCTTATAGGGTTTCGCCTGTTAACAACAAAAATACAGCGTCCCTTAAGATTCAACAGTATGACTCTTCAAGTGCTTCCTGGAAGACTTTGATTGAATATACTGATTATGAAAAGGGGTCTTATGACGCTACGTTACCTGATCCTTATGTGAACTGTGCTAAATACATGCCTTCGATTATCTTTGATAAGAACAAGAGCTTTAATTTTAGACTTGTTGTCTCTGACTATTTCTCAACGTATACAGTGGGAATAGAAGTTCCTGTTTCATATACCTTGCTTGAGTTCGGGTCAAATGGGCACTCCTTATCTTTTGGTGGTCCATGCACAAATACAGATGAGCAGATAGATGTACACATGGACGTTGAATTTAGTGGTATTGTAAATTTCACTAATAACATTTATTCCTACGGACAGTTCTATGATAAAAGAATATGGGATGAGATATATCCTGTCGGTACAGTGATATTAACAACGAATACAAATGATATAGCTGTATGGTTTCCTCCATATTCTTTAGCGGGTTCTTGGCAATTAATAGGATCAACAAATATGTTTAGTGAAACTGTATATGCTTATAAGCGTATTGATTAGGAGGCTTTATGCAAATCAAAGAAATTGTACAAGGAGAAGCCTTTAATGAGGCTCTTATCATAAAAAATAACGACGGAACTCTGTTTATTCCTTCCAAGGATGAAAGAGTTCTTTTTATGTTAGAAAGAAACGAGAAGAAAATATTGTCCTTTGCACTGGTAGACATGTGCATTCAATTCAATACAGATTATCTGTTGCCTGGAATCTATGACTACAAGATCCAGATTGAAAGAAGTGGTGATATCATCTTTTCTTCTCGTAATGCTTTAAAAATTAAAGAAAGGAGCTAGCTATGGAGTTAACTCTAAATGAAAATCTAAGTACACAGTCGCTTGAAAATGAAGACGAAGGTTTTGTAACGGTAGATCCAGATACACGTAAGTTGATATTTCCAAATGAAAACTTTTTTCTAGGTGTCAGTGGCGATCAGGATTCTAGATTGATTCATTTTAAATTTGTTGACAATGTCACGGACGCTATTAAGTTAAGCGAACAGGAAATCCAAATCAACTATTTAAATGCGAATCAGGAAAAAGGATACGATGTTGCACTTAATAAAAATGCGAAAGACGGATATTGCTACTTTGACTGGAAACCGTCATCAAAAGTGTTCCTGTATGCAGGTGATGTCAATTTCCTAGTCTGTGTACGCTCAAAGAATGAAGTAAGTGGATTTAAAAAGACAGACTGGAATACAGTCCAATCAACCCATACTGTTCCAGAAGGAATCGAACCTGATGAAGCTCATGTAGACGAACAAACAGATGAGACTATCACAAAGCTTTTGCTCAAAATAAATGAAGCAGTAGTGGCATCTGCTAATAGTGAAAAAGCCGCTAAGACGTCTGCTGATCAAGCTAAAGCTAGCGCAAGCGCGGCTTCTGCTTCTGCTTCTTCTGCTAGTGGTTCGGCTTCAGGAGCAAGTGCTTCAGCAACCAGCGCAGCGAACTCGGCAACTTCTGCTTCTAACTCGGCTAAGAATGCAAGTAATTCTGCCGGAGCTTCGGCTACTAGCGCGACTAGTTCTAAGAATAGTGCAGATGCCTCAGCTGCATCCGCTGCCAAGGCCAAGGAAAGTGAATTGGCAGCTGCAAAGTCGCTTGAAGATTTTAAAAACAAAGAAGATATATATCAGAAGTTAGAGGCATTTAATAATTTAGGCCTTTATGTTGATGAAGGAGGATACCTATGTCAGAAATGAATAAAAGAATTGCCACAGATGAACAATTGACAAGAGTTGCGAACGCACTTGAAAAGATGGTACCTGGATATGAGAAATACAGTGCCGACTATTTTAATTCAATGTTTATTCCACAGAGAACAAGAAAAATCTACGGAACAAAAGTGTGGAAGTTTGCGTCAAATCCAACGAGCACGTGCGAAAAGACTCGAGACAATGTTGGATTAGTCTGTCAGCCTAGTACAGATACCGTAGAGGGTACAGATGACTACAAGAACATTCCTTTGTTCAAGTGGTATGAATGTAACTATAAGCGATATGATGATGGTTTTGCATATCCAGTCGCAATGATTGGTGATGGAAACTATCAGGAAACTGGTGCAGTTGACTGTGGTGCTCTGCAGATGACTTTCTATTACAAACAAATCGAAACAGAGAACTATACAGAATGGTTGATTTCTGATTCACCTAATCACGCTTTAGGATTAAAACCTTGGTTTGCTGCGGTGCGTGCAGATGGCACAGTAATGCCTTACTTTATTTATTCCAGATATCACAGTGTAACCGCAAGTGATGGAAAATTGAGATCTCAACCTGGAAAAGTAGCTATCAATCAAAGTCACGATAACATGATTGTGAACTATCAGAAAAAAGGTCCTGGTTTCTGGGGTGCTGGAATCGATAGACAAACATTCGGGATCATCATGTTGATGATTAAGTATGCGACTAAGAACTCACAGACAATCTTCTCAGGAAATACAAACTATTCTATGCAGACGAAATCCAGTGTGGAACGTTCGACAAAAGCTACATATTTCCCAATTCCAAAGAGTGAAAAAGCATCATGGCAAATCGGATCTAGCGTAATAGTCGGATATGGACGAGATAAAGGCGATGGCTCTGTCGATTTAGACCGAGGAAATTCAACGATGTATAAATACGCATATGCGGCCAAGATTCTAAGAATTGATGATTTAGATGCAGATAACTGTGCAGTTTATCTAGATTGTGAACCTTTTGATACAACTCCAGTCACTGGAGGAAGTGCTACACAATACATCTACATGTCTTCATGGCACTGGGATAGTGGATGCACTGATGTAGTTATTGGCCATCACGATGGATCACCAGTATCTAATACGGATGGAAAACATCCATATAGAATTCAAGGACTAGAGTTCAGCGTTGGTGGATGGACGATTCCAGGTGATACAGTCATGGTCTTCAATGCAGATTATTCGAAAGATGTATATCGTGCGCCTAGAGGTGTAGCTCACTCATCGTCAGGAGCCACAATTAAGAATACTTATACAAAGATTGGAACAATTCCGGCCAAGGCAGATGGTTCAGATTCGTGGATTGGAGATATCTCTATCGTGGATGGCGCATGGTTTCCATCCGCATTCGGTTCAGGTTCAAGCCAGGGTGTAGGGGATATGCTCTATGCCGGAGGAACATCAACAAGCGGAACACGAGAATATCTTACGGGCGGTAACCTCGGGGATGGCTCGAATGCCGGCCTTTGTTACTTGAATTGCAGGAATGGCCTTGGCAATGCCAGGTGGAACTACTTGTCGCATGATTGTTTATAAATTAAATACATTAACCATGTCTCGCGAGCCCAGGAAACTAGAGTAAGCCATCATATAGATGCTCACATCGACAACGTCATGTTGTGATGTAAAATTTTGTGACGAACGTAGACTAGTAGACTTTTTGTCGAAACCCTATACACAAACAATCGAAAAAGGATTTAAAGTTCAATGAAAAGAAAATGTAAAAATGTAGATATTACTGATTTAGATTTAATAAAAGACTGTATACATAGATGTCTTAAAAAGAAAAAGAAAACAAGAACAGATATTGCAAGGCTATTCGATACATATGGAGATATAGATAACATTGCACTTGTACTGCAGAAAGAATTGATGTGCAGACAGTTGGATCTAGTACCTATATGGTATCGAACGATATATGATGTCGGTTCTCAAAAAGCAAGAGTTATAGGTATTCAGGATATAAAACAACAGATATATGACTATATCGCGGTTGCTGGATTATCTGAATTGATTGCAGGATTAGGAAAGTATCAGTGTGCTTCTTTACCGGATAGAGGACAAATTTATGGAGCTTTGGCCATACATCGATGGTTGTCGGAAAAGCACAATGGAAAATACAGAATCAACTATGTGTGTAAGTTCGATATCCGTAAATATTATGAATCGATTCCGCAGGACACGATTATTGCTTGGCTAGAAAAAAGAGTTAAGAATGACCATCTTATGTGGCTTATAAAGACTCTGATCAGGACATTCAAAAAAGGTCTAAGTATTGGATCATATCTATCACAGTACCTTGGTAATCTGTTTTTGATGGATGTATATCACAAGATCCAGGAAAGATCATACAGAGTCAGACATAAAAGAAACGGAACAATTCAAAGAGTTAATCTTATTTATAAAACATTATTCTATATGGATGATTTATTTATCGCAGGATCTAATTCTAAAGATATGATGCGTGCAGTAGAAATACTAGAAGAAGAAATGCGCACTAAAGGATTGGATCTTAAAGATTCCTGGCGATGTTTCAAAATTGGTGATGATGATTTTGTGGATATGATGGGATTTAAAGTCTATCGTGATCACATAACGATTCGAAGAAAAACTTTCCGACACATCAAAAGAGCGGTCACCAAGTTCAGAAGAGCACCAAACAGCGTGACAAACGCGAAGACATTGTTGTCTTATAAAGGTTTATTGGAACATTCTGATTCTCAACAATATCTAAAAAGTAATAATCTATTTGCCTTGTTCAAGAAGGCTAGAAAGGTTGTGTCTAAATATGATAAGACAAAAATTCTACAAGAAAATGCCAAATGTGCAGACGTTTACGTTTGAGGATAAAGTTTATGTTTATGTTTATTTGAATGAGACAGAAGGAGATACAGAGCCTACAGAAATGTGCCCATCTGAGCACTACTACGAATACGATTACAACGAATTCTGCGAGTTGGCTTCAAACATTGATTTGAATGATTTGAAATCAAATCCGGAAAACTACTTAGATTATGAGCCGGTACCAACACTTAGTGCTGCAGAAAAAATCCAGGCACAAGTGTTATACACTGCCATGATGACAGATACAATTTTGGAGGGTTAAGGAAATGGAACATTCAGAATTATTTGAAAAAATCAAAATGTACTATCGTGCCAAAGTGTGGCCACTAACTGCAGTTAAGAATGCGATCAAAAAAGGTTTGATCACACCAGAAGAATATAAAAAAATCACTGGCAAAGTGTACAAGTAGGAGGAAAAAACATGGAGTTAAATGAAACAGTAGAGTTGATGACCTCTGCAGACTACAAAGACAGATTCAAAGGCGAGTATTTTCAAGTGAAGATTCGTCACGATAAATTGAAAGTTATGTGCGACAAATGGGATGAAGGAAAGTTGAACTTCAAACCAACTTGTCCAAGAGAAATCTATGATCTTCAGTTGGATTCCATGAAAAAGTATATGGACATCCTTGTTATTCGTGCAAAAATTGAAGACATTGAGTTGATCTAGGAGGTAACTGTATATGAATTTTGCATCTGCATTTATTTCGATGACTCGTGGCCACAAGGTTGCACGCAGTCACTGGAGTGGATATTGGCATATCGTTGATGGAATCATCATGATCCATACGAAAGATGGTATTGATTTAAAATTAACGGATTCAGACGATATTGTATACACAATCAGCAATTGTGCATATGATGACTGGCACATTGTTGACAATTATGGAGTTAGTAAGGAGAGATAGAATATGGAACAATTAAAAAATGCTAAATGGTGGAGTGCAGCATGCACACGCTGCTTAAAAACAATGTGTCAGACTGCAATCGCGATGATTGGTACGTCACAAATGATGGAACAAGTGGATCTTAAAGTTGTAGTATCAAGTACTGCCTTGGCCGGAATCTTGTCGCTTTTGACATCGTTGGCCGGACTTCCTGAAGTAGATACAACGAAAGAAAATTAAGTTGGTGGTCTGCAATGGATGAATTTGTAATTGCAGTCCGCCAGTTCTTATTGGTATGTGGAGCAGTTATCACGATCGGTGGTGCTTGGAAAGTTTACAAGGATTTTAAAAAGCCAAATGATGATCTCAAAGAAACAGTCAGAAGACACGAAGAATGGTTGAAACGTGATAATGAACGAATCAAGTCAATTGAAACATTATTGATTGCCCAGGAAGGCATCAAAGCCGAATTAAGCAAACACTCGCAGGTGTTATCCGAGCATGATCAAAGACTTGAGGCGGACAAAATGCGTGGTAATCTGACGTTGAAGGCAGAATTGGCCATCATCAATAACCAATTAGCCGATAGCGACCAGGACAAATTGGCCGAGATTCGTGATGAGATTCAAGAGTTTTTGTTAGATAAAAATTAGGAGGATAATATATGAATTACTTCTCTAAAGATGATTTTAAAAATGAATGGCTAGGAAAATCTTCGAATTTAGGAAACAATTATAACCAGTGCGTGACATTGTATAAAGAATTCCTAAAGAAAGCTGGTTATCCTGATCCAGGAAGAGCAATCGGTGGTAGTGGCGGTGCTAGAGAAATCTGGTACCGCAGAATTGCTTTAGGATATGATCAATACTTTAATTTTGAACAAGTTGGCCATCCTGGTGACTGGTTTATCTGGGATTCTGTGTATGGTTGGTGGGAAGGGGTCTATTATGGCCATGTAGCTATGTTGATCAAAGACAATGGAAACGGAACCGGCCAATTCTTAGGAATGAATCAAGCTTACAGTAAAGCTCCTGCGAGCATCCAAACGCTAACATACAATGGATCTTGTGGTGTGCTACATTTTAAAGGCTACAGTAATCCAACAGCCGGTTCAGGCATTACGGTATTCAATGCAGCAAATCTAGTTGCAGAACACGCAGTGGCCACACTTACTGTCGACTCAGTTGCAATTCGTGAAGGTAGTCCAACCGGAAATGTATTGAAGCGTGTTGGCAAAGGATTCCAATTTGAATACTATTATAAAGTTGTTGCGAATGGTCATAGATGGGTTGTGAGCAAAGATAAGACTCAATTTATGGCGGTATCAAACTCAGAAATCCAAGGCAAAGATTTATGGGCCACTTTCAGTGCGATAGAAGATGATTCTAAACCAAGTGATACAATTAGCCTGACTCAAGAAGATGGTGTTGCTACGTTCACTGTAGATGGTATTAGAGCACGTTACGACTCACCAACTGGCAATGTATGCAAGACATACAATACTGGTGATTCAATTCGTTATTATTGGAAGTTCGTTGGCAATGGCCATCGCTATGTAGTTTATAAAGATGGTGATAGAAAAGTCTTTGTTGCGGTATCTGCTACAGAGGATAGATCTCAGATGTGGGCAACATTTGCTGCACCAGAAACAGATAATAAGGAAGAATCCAAACCTTCTACCACTGAACCTTCCAAACCATCTAAAACAGATTACACTAAGAATATCAAAGGATACGGAATCGACCTGTCGGAGCACAATGGTTCGGACATAGATTTGTCGCAGTATGACTTTGTGATTTTGCGTTCGAACTGGTGGACAACTGAAGATAAGAAGTTTGAATATTTTGCGAATAAATGCGAAGAGTTGAATATTCCTTATGGTGTATATTGTTATGATTATTGTGGTGATGAAGCAACCGCACTTGAGCAAGCCAAGTATACACATAAACTAATCAAAGATAGAAATATCAGACTCGGTGTGTGGATGGATATGGAGGATTCTAGCACGAAGCCTGGAGAGCCGGGATGGAAGGAACAAAACGGATTATTGACAAAAGAACATTGTTCGATGGTTTGCAAAGTGTTCTGTGATTATTTTAAATCACAAGGATATTACACTGGTGTCTATACATCTAGATCATGGATTGGATCATACGTAGACACGGACTATCCTTTGTGGATTGCAGCATGGAATCAAGATGATGGAAATATTAATTCAGACCAGTCAGATATTGCGGTTATGCATCAATACACATCGAATCCGTTTGATAAAGATGTGGTTTATCACGGTATCGACTTCTTCAAATCTGATCCAAAAAGTGATGATCCTAAAAAGGACGAAAATGGTTCAAATTCCAAAAAAGATGAATCAAAAAACGATAAAAACGATGGAAACAGTTCAGATTCTGTCAAAAAAGACGAAATTAATGTATCTGGAATCAATAAATTGATTGAAATGTTATTGAAGATTGTTGAAAAGATTTTGAAGCTATTTAAGTAAAAAATTGAACCTATGCATTCGTGCGTAGGTTCTTTTTTTTGTTCCAAAAGCCTTCTGATAACGCCTAGGAAAGGCTCACAAAAAAGCTATAGGACACAAAAAGGCCACAACATTCTACATATGTGCTTTATATAAAGGCTCATATAATTCTCAAAACGTTAGTGTTTTACTACTTAAGAGAAAGCAAAAGCCTTTATATAAAGGCTTTTTTCTTTTGCCTAAATACTATGAATTCGTATGTGTAGGTCACAAATAGGTCACACAACTTTTTAAACTAAAAACCTCGAAGAATATCTAAAATGGTAGTCACCTTTTTATGTGAGAGTATTGGTAGTACTCTTAATCGTCTTGGATGTTCGAAGTATCCAGGATATTTTTTTATAAAAGAAAAAGCCTTAATCAAAACTTGATCTCTGATAACGAGAGTTACGATTAAGGAGTAGTTAATAAAAATAGGAAGCAGTGTCGTTTCCAAGACTGCTTCCTCAAAACTAATGTTTTTCCTTGCAAACGTAGTTTAACACAGATTAGTAATAGATGTCAATTACATCAAATAAGTAATCAAATGTTGCCTTAAGTTTCTGATTGAAGCTATAGTCGTAATCTCGGTATATTCTATTCTTTAAAAATTTCAATTGATTATTGATTTTGCGCTTAACCCCATCGCTTGTAATCATGTGAATTGATGCGTAAAGTAGTGTAACGATTTGTCTGATTTTTTCTTTAGCAAGATATTTATCATTTCTTTGACGCTTTATTGATTTTAGACTGATTTTTACTGCATGATTAGTTTGGTGCTTCGATTCTTTGATTGTAACATCGTT